GAGTGCGGTTGAATTCATCGTGATTGCTTGTCTTGGATTCACATCTATTGACAAGTTCTCAAACAAAAAAGATTGATTGCTATTTGATAGAGATGATATTCCAAAGATTAAACTTTCACGATAACAAACTGCCAGTTTTCAAAGAGAACAAGGCAAAGGGATTCGTGACCTTCGGAGCGGACAATCTCTATCCCGATTTTTTAATTGAACTATTCAACAAATCCCCAAAACACAATGCAATCGTTTCTGCAAAAGCTTCATATGTGGCTGGAATTGGTACTGAAGTTTACGGACAAAACACCACCGACATCGCCAAAATCCAAAACAAACTCAAAAGCATCAACGCCTACGAGACCTACGAGGAACTCAAAGCAAAAGTAGCATACGATGCCGAGTTGTTTAATGGGTTTGCAGTTGAGGTGATTTGGAACAAGGCAAAGACCGCACCTTCGGAGTATTATCACATTCCATTCAAAGACATCCGCAAAGGATTGGAGGGTGAGTATGTGTATTGTGCGGACTGGACTGATACCAAAGCGGAGAAAATCCATTATCAACCATACAATCCTATAACTCGTGAATCAAAGCAATTGTATTATTGCCAATTCTATCGTCCCGGACAAGGCGAATATCCCTTGCCTGATTATGTTGGTGCGTTGAAATACATTGAGGTTGACACCGAGATATCCAACTATTATTTGAATAGCATCAAGAACGGATTTACGGCACAAACTCACATCCAGTTATTCAAGGGCATCCCCACACCTGAAGAAGCTCGTGCAACTGCAAGAAGATTTAAAGAAAACTATCAAGGCACGGACAATGCCGGTGGGTTAATTATCCAATACAACGATCCGACAGAGAAGGAATCAGTCATCAACAACCTTCAGCCATCGGATTTTGACAAGCAATTTGACTTGTTAAATAAGACCGTACAACAAGAGATATTTGTTGCACACAAGGTGAACTCTCCAATGTTGTTTGGAGTTCGTGTGGAAGGTCAATTGGGTGGTCGTAGCGAGTTAATTGAAGCCTATGAGATGTTTCATCACGCCTACATTGAACCCCGTCAACAAAAGATTGATGACACCTTTGCTTACTTGCTTGAACCTATCGCATCAGTTCGCTTAGAAACCATCAACAAACCACCAATCGGTCTTGACTATCAGGCTTTGTTTACCGCTGGAATCATTGACAGAAACGAAGCAAGAAAAGAGTTGGGATTTGATGAGATTGAAGAACCTTTAAATGTTGCCCTATCAAAACAAAATCCTTTTGGATGGGATGATGAAAGAGACATCAAGGTATTCCAACAATACGGAGAGAGTGCAGACAATTTTGAAGCCTACAAGTTTGAATTTGTGGATGCCATTGAAACTGCCATCTTGAATGTGTTGAAAGAGAATAAAGGTTTGCAAGTTGGAGACATAGTAAACATAACCAAGTTGGATGCAAAGGTTGTCGCTGATGCCATTGCTAAACTTGCCAAAGCAGAGTTGATCAAATCATACGAAGATGGTCTTGAAACAACCCCGAAAGGAGTTGAAGAAGTAAAGAGATTGCAAACCGAAATTGTGGTGCGTTATGGCTACGCTTTAGCCGCTGGAATCAAAGGTACTTTGGTTATCCCAACCACTCGTGATTTTTGCAGACAAATCGTGGAAAGTAATCGTGTGTATTCAAGGGAGGACATTAACGCAATGTCTGCACAACTTGGTTACGATGTATGGAAGAGGAGAGGTGAATGGTATACCAACCCTGATACTGGAATCACCACGCCACAATGCCGTCACATTTGGCAACAACAATTATTAAGGAGGATTAAACGATGACCAATTTTGTATATTTCATATCAACCAGTTTTTTGAAGTCGAACACGCCTTTGAATGAAAATGTTGACGATAAATTGTTGAAATCAGCAATCAAAGAAGCTCAAGAAATCTACATCCGTGATGTGATTGGTTCAGGCATTTATAATGAGTTGCAAGTACAAGCATTTGCTGGGACATTAACGCAGTTGAATACTACCCTTTTGGATTCATACATTGCACCGTGTTTGAAGTATTACACCTTGACTGAAGCAATGCTTCCAATGACCTTCAAATTGATGAACAAATCGGTTGCATCTCGTGAAAGTGACAATGCAAGGGCGGTATCAGTTGAGGAAATGACAATGATCGAAGGGCGTTATCGTGACAAAGCGGAATACTATGCCAACCGATTAAGGGATTATCTACGCACATACACCAATGATTATCCTTTGTTCTTGAATCCCGGCAGTACATTTGATACAATCCGTCCAAAGAACACCGCTTTTGTCGGTGGTATTTATCTTCCAACATCTCAAGATTGCTTTTGGAACTATGACTTCCCCAACGAGGACAAATAAGTGGCAAAAAAACAACGAAGCCAAACTTCTCAAATTTCTCAAGAATGACACTAAACCAAATAATAGCAAAGATTCAAACGGCAGCCGAAAGCCATAAGATGGTTCACAAGTTTGGCGTTGGTCAGCAGTCAAATATGACGGTTGAGAATGTTGAATTCTATCCGTTGGTTTGGTTGTATCCAGATGGCTTCAATTTGCAGTCAACTGGAAACTTGATGACATACAACTTTGCATTGCTTGTGATGGACAGAGTATTTGAAAGCGAGAGCAACACCATTGAAGTGCTTTCCGATACTGCACAGATTATGACCGACATCTTTGCGTTGATTGAAGACAACACCCAAAACGATGAGGATTTTGAGATTGTGATCAACGGCAACGCATCTCCTTTCTACGATTCAAAAACTGATATTCTCGCTGGTTATGCAATCAACTTCCAAGTCCTCACTCCTTATTTACACAATACTTGCGTTGTTCCTGTTTAGTTGGTTGTGGGCGTTCTTCAATTATGATGAACCAGTCCGCTATATCAAACCACTAAATGTTGAGATGCACGAAAGGATTATAGTGAAGGAGAAAATCAAAAGGATGCGTCTAATTGATTCAATCAATCACTTTGATACAATCTACCTTGACACCTTCAAACCTTCCGCAGAAGGGCTGAAAAAGGCAATAGGATTGCACATCCACTTGGATACCACTCTATGAAAAACAATAACATTATTGTCATCCCGAAGCCGTGGGAAGAAACCAAAGTTCTTTTGATCTCGGATTTACATTGGGACAATCCAAAATGTGACAGAGATTTGTTGAAGAAACATCTTGACGAAGCGTTGAAAGGAAACAATGATGTGTTAATCAACGGTGATTTGTTCTGCTTGATGCAAGGTGCATACGATCCCAGAAAGAGCAAGTCCGACATAAGACCTGAACACAATGTCTCAAACTATTTTGATGCTATCATCAATACAGCGGTTGAATGGTTTTTGCCCTACGCACATATCATCAAGTTCATAGGTTACGGCAATCACGAGACAAGCATTTTGAAACGACAAGAAACCGACATCATTGAACGCTTTGTTACTTTGTTGAACTATCGTGGTGGTACGGCAATTCAGGTTGGTGGATACGGTGGTTGGGTGAAATATCAATTTAACCATCACTCCAAAAAGATTGGGTACAACATTAAGTATATGCACGGGTTTGGCGGTGGTGGTCCTGTAACTCGTGGAACTATCCAGCACAACCGGATGAGTGTGAATGTTGAAGGTGCTGATGCTATTTGGATGGGACATGTTCACGAAGATTACGAGATGACATACACGGTGGAATACTTATCAGCCGTTGGAACTGTTTTGCTTCGTGATATTTTAATGATTCGTACTTCAGCTTACAAAGAAGAATACGGAGATGGCTCAAAGGGTTGGCATGTTGAAAGAGGTGCATCACCAAAGTTCACCGGTGGTCGGTGGTTGTATATGCTACCAACAAGAACTGAGAAAGGTGACAGAGTAATTCGGGCATACACGCACAAGACAATATGATCAAGGTTCAAATCATACACGAGACCAAGAATGACAACTGGATGGGTTTGATTGAAGGCGAATCCGACATCATCCAAATCTTGGAAGACGGGATGGTTGATGAACATCAAATCGTTGCCATCTCGCAGTTGTTTGAAAATACCCAACTTTATATGCGAGGCGGTCACATAATCTTGATTGAAGAAAACTATTATACCTTTGTTGTCAAATGGATGCAGTCAACCCAACACACTACAAGCAAGGCGAAATAGAATGTATTGATGCCATTGAATCTGCCACCATCAAGAAGAAAGGATTGGTTGCGGTTTGCACTGGTAACATCATAAAGTACTTGTGGAGGTGCGAAGACAAGAACGGATTGGAAGATTTGTACAAAGCGAAGTGGTATCTTGACAAGCTCATAGCCGAAAAAGAAAAACAATCAAAGAAGAATGCTACCTTATAGGATGAAAGCAATGATAAAAATATTAACCTTTGGGTTCATTTTATTCATCTTTTTTGGAAAAATTCATGCACAAGTCCTGATTGATACCAACACAATCAAACAAGCAAACACATATTTGGTCAAAGGTGCGATTGCAAGAGAACAAGTCACGCATCTTCGTAAAATTGTGACTGCTGATTCCATCATTATTGCCGAACAAGATTCGGTCATAACCAAACAAAAGGTAAACATCGCATATCTCAATGATGAGAATAATTCACTTTTGAGGCAAAATAAAGCCATTATTACAACTTTAAAGTTGTTTAAGGGTATAAGTATAGGTTTAGGAATTTTAACGCTTGTGGGATGGCTACAATAGACCTTGACAAATTACCCGATGCCCTTGATACTTATTTAGGGGATGCTTCCGAAGGCTCACTCCTTCAGCAAATCATCATTGATTGGTGGAACAAGAAGGTGATTCCTCCGATTTGGGCGAATCTTGATAGTAAAAAGATAAACGCATCATCTTCGTTGAGACAATCTTTTGTCCCCGGACAGATAACCAAATCACCCACATCCATCAACACCATCCTTCTCGCTGAAGATTACTGGGAGTTCGTGGAATACGGAAGGAAGCCAACAAGAAATGGTCACATTGAAGGCACACCATATTTGTGGCAGTCAATCGCAGAATGGATGGCATTCAAAGCCGTCAAACCACCTGAAGATTTTACCTATGATTCATATGCAAAAGCCATTGCAAAAAAGATTCACAAAGTAGGTACAAAGCCAAAGCCATTCCTTGAGGATGCGTTCACGGAATCAATACAGATGGAATTGGTGAATGAGTTGAATGCTCGTTTCGGGGATTTGATATTCTCCGAGGACATAAAAATATAATTAAAAGTAAAGTTTATTTGCATTATTGATAAGTTTATTTTACTTTTGCTTTCGTTATGGATTACAACAAAGCAATTGAAACAATTAAACTGAAACGCAGACAAGGGCTATTTCAAATAGTCGCTCGTAAAACAGGGGTATCACTTCCAACGGTAAGAAAGTATTTGGTTGAGGGAAACATCGTTTCACCCAAAGCCAAAGCCGTCATTGAAATTGCATTGAGGGAGGTGAACAATGATTGAAGCAACAATCAACGGATGGATTCTCACAATCGGTGGGGATAGGTATGTTTACATTGACAAGCAAGTTGATGACTATTTACTGAACAATCACTTTGATGAACTTGAACCGTACTTGATCAAGCGAGATGTGTACTTCGGTGGATGCGTTGAGACCAATTTAGTGGGTATTGAGACGGAGAGATTCTTTTTCCTTGAACCCGACAAGTTTACAGTATTATTTATGCTCGGACACAAAACAAATTTCCTATGAATAAGTCAGAATCAATCAAGAACATTGCCGGTGCGTTGGTAAAATTCCAAGCATCGGTGAGCAAGGTAGCAAAGGAAGCAAACAATCCTTTCTTCAAATCCAAGTATGCAAGTTTGGCGAACATACTGGACACCATCCAAAAGCCATTGAGTGAATGTGGTTTGGCAATTAGTCAATTCCCTGATGGGAACGCACTCACAACCATCATTCTTCACGCTGATTCGGGCGAGTGGATGGAATCATCTTATGTGATGCCGGTTGCAAAGCAGAACGATCCACAAGCAATGGGAAGTGCAATGACCTACGCACGGAGGTATGCACTCGGTTCAATCCTAAATTTGAACATTGATGATGATGATGATGGTGAGAAAGCAATGGGCAGACAGATTCCAAAGAAAGATGAACTCACACCAAAGCATCCATCGTGGGCGAAAGCAGTTGAACACTTGAAGACGGGCGGATTGATGACAGACATCACAAGCAAGTTTGAGGTATCTCCGGTCAATATGAAACTTTTAATTGGCGAGAAATGAATAACACACATCCAGTTATTCACACTTCTTTGAACGAAGAAGATTGGCAAAGGTTAAGAAGTTCACGCTTCACCGCTTCCGAAATTCACAAACTGATGGGAACTCCGAAAAACAAATCGGAGTTCCTTTCCGAAACTGCGAAATCATTTGTGTTTGAGAAGGCAGCGGAATACTTAACCGGTGCGAAATCGGAGATCTATGGTCGTGCTTTAGATTGGGGCAAAGAACACGAGAAGGAAGCCTTCCACTATTTCTCACAACAGACCGATGATTTCTTCACATACTACGGTGCAGAGACATACACCTTCATTACTTATGGTGAATGGGGTGGGTATTCACCTGATGCGCTTGGTCACCAGTTGGTAGAAATCAAATGCCCGTTTAATTCAGGCAATCACCTTCAAAACTTCTTCATCAAAAACAACGAGCAGTTGAAATCAAAACGCACGGAGTATTTTTGGCAGATGCAAATGGGGATGATTGCAACCGGATTGGAAGAAGGTTTGTTTGTCAGTTATGATCCACGAATGCCCATCGGCAAGAAGCTCACAACCACTCTTATCACTTTGGAAGAGGACATCCAAGAAATCATTGATGAGAAATTGACCTACGCTGGAGAACTATTTTTGTCAATCACAAAATAAATCGTTCATTCACAAAGCCAATTAGAAAATAAATTTGCATAAGTGAAAAGAATGTTGTTAGTTTGAATCATGGAAATGACAAAAACACAAAACAATATGACACACGAGGATTTTCAAAAAGCGGTAAAAAGCGGAAACACACAAGTAGTTTTGACTTGTGCAAGGTCGGGCAAAGAACTTATTTGCACAATTGTAAGTGCAGGTGCAAAAAGAGTTATCATCAAAGTAAGTGAGTATTATTCTTTTTCTTTATGGAAAGATGGAGTAAAGAACGATGGGAACACTTACAGATTATTAAACAACGAGGGGGCTTAATTGCCCACTAATTTTACAACTATGACACTTGACATAATTTATCCAATCGTTTTAACACCCATCGTTTTTGCGGTGGGTTACGGTCTACATTGCATTAAGAAAGCAATGAACAAAGAACTTCCCGAAGCCAAACCATACCAGTTTGAACGGGATCAGTACAATCCGGAGTTTGACCAATTCAGTCAAACCATCTTCAATCACAAATTCTATAAAGGAAAAGCAAAATGATAACTTATTTAATCTTGGGCGG